TCTTTAGCATCGAGGCGTCTACGGGCTTCTTCTCTATTTACGCCCATGTTCCGCATGACACTCTCTTCCTCACGAAGACCAAAAATGTCAGTAAGTTTTCTAAGCGGCGAAAATACGCGCTCTCCGTATGACGAAGTCGGATCGTCGTAACGACCTGAACCAACTTTAGGACGGTAGCGTTCAGGCAATTTTCCTTTCGGAGCAACGGCTCTACGAGCAGGCGCTTCAGCCGTTTTTGGGGCTTCTGCTGCTTTAGGAGCTTCAACTGCTTTTGGGGCTTCCGGTCTTTTTGCCCCAGCCATTTCAGTCGTGTACTTCTTACCCTGCCAAGTGAACAAACTGTCACCTGCTTTACGGGCTGCAGCAAACGCCTGCTTAAAACTCATACCACTATCACCACCACGACGAGTAGACATCTTCATGCCTTCGCCAGTGTCTTCTCCTGAGTAACTTGTCGGGCCACCCAGATTGAACTTTTTTCCTTTACGTTTATCGGCTTTCATATATTTCTCACCTACAGATTGGGGTATACCAATGCGTTTTGCTGCAGCGGGATTGTTGGCAACCAAAGCCATCAAACGGTGTTGTTTGCCTGATTTACTTGGCACGGTCTTTCCATCTTTGAATAGCGTCTTTCACCGTTTTGCTCTCGTAGATACGAATGCCGGTCCACACAATTGTGAATAGCGCAGCAATTGAGGGAAGCACTTCGACCAACGCTCCTATCATCGTAAAGACCGACAAAACGTCGGCCCCGGTTTTCATCGCTTCTTGAGTTTCAACTTTCATCTCAACAGTTCCACGCACGAAGAGATTTGTTGATCCGGCTGTTCGGATCGTTGGCCGTCTTAGCACTCGTGAGCTTTTTCTTCATGCCCGACATACGGGCACAAAATGACTTCTTACGAGCCCCGCCTTCCGGCTGAGGACGCTTAAGACCCGGTTTGCCGGGATTAGCACGGTTATAGGAAGCCCTGCCTTTGGCATTCAAGCCGCCAGCAGGATTTTTGCCTTCCTTGCGTTGCCACGCAGGTGTCTTAGGCATATATAACCATCACAGAAGCAACGGTCGTCACAGTAGCGTGAACGTCGTTCTGAAATAGCAAGCCTTCACCCGGTATCAAGATGTAATCCGGAGCTGTAGACGAGGCAAGCGTGTTAACGGTTATTTTGACCGCGCCCGAAGCCCCGCCATCTCTGAGGACCACACTACCCGCACCAGCAGCGGGAACGATATACACGGCTTTGACACGTGAGCGGCCAAGATTATTCGTGGCCTGATCCTGCATCTGCCCGGTCGTCGTTCGTACCGCACTGGCTAAGACATCTGTTTGCATAGCCATTTAGCGGCTCCTATTAGGCAGACAGGACAATCACGCCGTACGTGGCAGCAGCCGGGTCAACCGGAGAAGCAGTAATGTTGCTTGCGCGGATCGTGACCGTGTTCGCAGCCGAGACAAACGCGTTGAAAACAATACCTGCAGCCGGAGCAGCCGGAAGAGCCATGATTACTTCGTCGCCAGCCGCCGCACCCGTCACCGTAATGGTCAGGTCAGCCTGAGCAGCCGCAGCAATCGAACCAAAGTTGAGTGAAGCCGAAGCGCTGAGCACCTTGGCAATCGTGGCACCGGAACCGACGATAAAGCCGTTCTGAGAAACTACCGGGCCAGAAAATGTAGTCGTAGCCATTGCAAATTACCTCACATGCGAGTCAAGTACATCAGTCTGCATGTCGTCAGTCGGGGCTGTCTGATGTACGGATTTTTCCCGATGAACACTATATACGCTGAGAAATCCAAAAAGGAAAGGGGGGCCGAAGCCCCCCAATCCAGTTTTATCAGGACGAACCCGGCGAACCGAACATGCCCAGAGGATCAGACCATCCGAACGAGTAACGCTCACGACTCTTGTAGCGAACGTTTCCAGTATCGAAATCCCCGTCCATGGAGTTCTGGAGCGGCGTACGGACAAAGTGCTTCATGCCGTTCGGAACGTCGGTGGTTAGGAACCACGCATTCGTATCCGTCAGGTAGTGGTTAACAGTGTAACCACCCGGAATCGACCCCATCGCCTTCAACGCGTTGATGTCGTTGTCAGCGGTCGCAACACGGAGTTCCGTGTCGAGGAGACGCTTAGCGACGAACATCAATGACGGCGGAACGATGAGCTTGCGCGGCTTCGCAGCAATGAGGAGACCACGCTCGTCCGTCCAACCCGCAATCTGAATCACCGCAGCCTCAAGCGAAGTCTCGTTGAGGTCAGAGGCAGTCAGACGGTTGCTGTTGGTACCACCCGAAACAAGCGGGTGCGAGGCCGAGAACAGCGCGACACCGTCGCCGCCCACATAGGACGCCGAGAAGCCGTTGTTCAGGACCGACGCAGCCTTAACCTGCTTCGTGTACGCCATAGCGCGGGCAAGAGCCTTCGTGTAGCGCTTGCTGAGCGAGTCGTACAGATTGTCTTCCACAGCCTCTTCCGTGATGGAGAAGCCGAGAGCAATCGTCTCGTGGTTGTAGCGAGCAGTCCAAGCTTCCTGCGCATTGTCGTACGCAATCGCTTGACCTTCCGGCTTGACCGGAGCAGCGGAGAACCCGCTGAGCTTCGTCTCTTCTTCAAAGGAACGCTCGGAGGTCTCAGTCTCGTAGATCTCCTTGTGCTCCTCACCGTACTGCTTGTACTCCAGACCGAACAGGGCGTTCAGGCCGGGCAGCAGCTCCTTAAGAAGTTGTGCACGTGAAATAGCCATTTCTTAGAACTCCCTATTAAGTGCCAGACGCGTTGTTATACGCGTGGTAGCCAGCATTGAACTTCACGACAAACTCGACGAAGTTACCGCTGCTGTTTACCGAATCGGTCACAACATCAACCACACGGAACGGCAGTGAAGTCGTCACGTTGTTGATGAAGACACCCATACGGCTGTTGCCGGTCGTCGTGGAGCCCGTGTTGAGCACGAGTTCCGCGTTGGTGCCAAACGAGTTGGCACGGGACAGGTAAGCCGGAAGGAGACCGCCCGAGATGCTGTTCGCGACGTTGCTCGTCACGTTGACGACCTTGTACAGCGCATTCGGATCATCCGAAATGTACGCCAAGATGTCGTCAGCAGCCGTCGAAGCCGGGTAGTACTGCGAGAATACTTTCTGCTTCGTGGCCGGGTTCGTGTACGAACAGCCGAGGAACACGCCGATGACGCCCGCAATCGGGGAGGCATCGTTCTGAAGGGTCGTGATGATGACATTTCCCGACGAGTTAAGCTGCACGACATCGCCATTGAAAATCGACGTGCCGTAAGCATTCCCAATCGGAATCTGTCGAGTCGCACCCGCAAACGGAAGTCCACCGACCAAGTTGATAGGCTTCAGTCCATAAGGTGCATCAACAGTGGGATAAGCCATTTGATACTCCTAAAAAGTGAATTTATTTACCACCGCGACCGAACGAAGTCGTTGAACGCTTCTCGTTAAAGAGCGGCATACGCTGATCGTTTGATCGCATAAAGTTGTTATCCACGGCTTCCATCTGAGAGTGAGCCTGCTTGAGGTAATAATCATCACGCTGCTTCATCATCTCTTCAGGGGCCTTGCACAACAACAGGCCACCAATCTCGATGTTGCCTTTAAATCGGCTATTCGGATCGGCTTGTAGCATCAACTCCGGGTGGTCTTCAGCCTTACAGGGCTCCCAACCTTCACGGAGTTTTGCGGACGTATTCGTGGGGTCAGCAACCCCCATTAAACTAGTCCGGATCCACCTAAACACCCACCCTGGCTGCTCTTTGGGAGCAGGTAGGATTTGAGGGGGCGTCCAAGCAGTTTTTCGCTGCGCGGATTCTCGGCTTTCGAGTTCACGAGTTAGACGATTGTCAACCATTGCTATTCTCCAGTTTCATAAGTTCTTTTGCGTACTGCTCATTGCTCAGACCAAGTTTCTTGGCTAGCGCAACTTGCGTCGGTGTCAGGCGAACCTGACGTGGTGCGGTTGCCCGCGTTACCGGAGCCACAACAGTGGCTTGCTTTGTGCGAGCAGGTTTTTCTTCCTGCTTCGTTTGAGTTGGCTCTTCCTTTTCCTCATCGATATCGAAGTAATCAGGAAAACGCTTTCTCATCGTCGAGTCGATTTGCCGGTAGTAGTCATCACTACGCAGATCAACACCGGACCTTTCTAGCTTTGCGTGCAGTCCCAGTGCGAGGGCGGTCATTTCCTCGTCTACACCAAACCAAGAGTTCTTTTGCTTCCACGCTTCGGCTTTTGGGTCGATTGCAGAAGCAGCAGTAACCTGTGGTGCCTGTGCCTGTTTAGTTTGTTGTACACCTGATTCTTCATTTTGTAAAGCAGGTTGGAATCTAGCGTACTGCTGTAGCCTTAGTTTAGCGTCAGTAAGGGCTTCTTGAGCATCGGCAATCTTTTCGCCGTCACCAGACTCATAGGCCATTTTTAGCTTTTCTTTAGCCACTGCCAATTCGGTATTGGCGGACTTAGTAGCTTCTTGGATATAAGCCTTTTCCCCGGCCCCAAGGCGCTGTTTAAGCAGCCTGTTCTCTTCCATTTGGGCCTGTGCAAACTTAAGAGCCTCGTCCTTTTCACGGGCAGCAGATTCTTTAGCACGACGCTCGTCATGCCACACCTTTTTCATCTGCCCAAGGCGTTTACGTACCTTTTCGGAATATTCCTCAAGGTCGTCTTTTTCTAACTCGTCCACTACTTCTTTAGGCAGCGGAACACGTCCCCGATCAGCCGGTGGCGTGTCGTCAATTATCTCGACCTTAAAATCATCGTCGGAGGAGGCTTTTGCCGCAGTAGATTCGTTATCTACCTGCTCTGCTTCGTCTGGGAACTTAAATTCTTCTTGTTGCATAAAAACAACTCCTTATGCGCGACGGATTCCACGGGGGTCTTCAACCACCGCTTCCACCGTGTCGTCGTTAATAATGCGGAACTCCCTACCGTGGATGACCACGCGGGTACCGGAATAGGGCCGAGTAAGGACGAAATCCCCCTCTTTGCACCATGAACCAGTGGGGAACCGATCCTTATCTGCATAACAAAGGTCACCCATTTTGACAACGAACAAGACCACGGTGGTCTGTTCTTCAACTTTCTTGGTGTCCTCTGCCTTAATAATCCCCCCGTCATATTCCTCTTCTACATGCGGGATAGCACATAGCATTCGGAATCCGCAAGGCTCAGGAAGTAGTTTGGCTTTAGCTGCCTCCTCCTGCGTTTTCTCAACATTAATATTACTCATCATTGCGCTCCAAGCGTTTTGCAAGGTCTTTGATGTGGTTCTTTGCGAGCTCAAGACCCTGTAATGCCCCGCAAAGTCGTTTGTATTCAGCCTCGTCCAACTTACCTTGAATCAAGGCTTCAATAATTAACATGCGCTCTTCTTGGAGTTTTGATTCCAAGTATTCCAGAGCGTTTGAATAGACCATTTATCTCTCCTTCTTTGCACCTTTCGGTTGTTGTGCTGCACGTGCTGCCGAATCTATATTTTTTGCAATGTCAACACCCATACGCAGACCCTCTAGCTGCTGCTTGGCAGAAAGCGAAGTCTTATGTTTCTGGACATCAACACCGAGTCGAGCTGCATCAATCTGCGCTCTATTAGTGGCTTCTTGCTCACGGATACGAATCTCATCAGCCTTGGCTGCTGCTTGGATCTGCATTTCCGTTTGCTTGCGCTGCAGTTCTGCCTGTCGAAGTTGGGTATCGACCTGCAGTTGCTGTTGTTTAATCTGCAGTTCCTGAGATCTCAGTTGCAGTTCTTGCTGCTGCATCTGAATAACAGGGTCCTGCTGTTGTTGTGCGATTTGCTGGGCTTTGGCTTCAGCAACGTCTTTTTGTAGAAGTTTCGAAGCGGCAATAGCCGACAAACGAGACACCTGAATCTCTGCTGCTTCAGGCAAATAATTCTCATCTTTTTCATCATCTGGTGCCGGAGGCAGGGCTGCACCAAGTTGCTTCTCAATTTCTTTGCGGTATTGGAACGCTATGTGCTCCATCAAGTGAGCCTGTGCTGCTCCCATGATCTGTTGAGCCATCGGGTTTTGCCCAACGATTTGCATGATTTTTGGATCCTGCATAGCCGACATGTGTACCTGAATATGCGCCTCGTGATCTTGGTACAGGAACGCCTTAACAGGCTTACCCATAAGTAGATTCATATTCTCAGTGACAGGATCAACCGGCTTAGCGTCATCAGGAGAAGGAACAATCTTGCTAGCGTTCTTCACGCCAAGAGTCTCAATCATTTGCCGATGGAGATAGGGCAGATCGTAAAGTTGCGGAGCGGTCTGCGAGAGTTGGAGAACAGCCTGATACTGCACCACCTTCTGCGACATCGTGGCGGCATTTGGATCACTGACTGGAATAACATCTACATCGTCATAGTCCGACTTTTTAGCTTTACGAGATCCAACTTCAGGCTCGTATGAGTATTCATCCGGAGTGTTGTCACGAATAATTGCCGCAAGGAGCTTGAACTCCTGCTTCATCGTGTAATAGATGCGGGCCTGCACCGCGCTCATTACTTTGAGAACACGCTCAAGGATGGCAAGCGTAGTACCGACAGGGGCCTGAGAGGACATATCGCTGACCTTTAGGTCAGATACCGCAGCAAAGCGGCGTCCTTCTTCGACCACCTTATCCATGAGGAGAGCAAGAGTCTGGCTTGGCTCCTTGTACGGCAGGGGCAATATATTGTCGCGGATTGCGCCGCTTGGCACATCTACGTCGCGGAACTCTCCGGGAGCAATAGGCGTATCGTCTCCCTTAATTCTAAGCCCGCGTGACTTGAGACCGCCCGGAAGGTTGCTGAGTGTTCCTGCGTCGATAAGCTGCCTAAGAAGAGATGTAGCAGCCTTAGAGTGTCCGCCGATAAGGTGGATGAGACCAAAGTAGTAGAACCCGAATCCGGGGATATAACCATAATGAACAAAGTGCTGTCGCTTTTCTTTAAGTTTGTCATCTTCCCGCCAATTGCGACGAATCGCCAAAATAGTTCCAGTCCCCTTCTCAATCGTCACTACGTAAGGTAGAGCGATCCCCGTTTCGTTATTGTCTTTATCGACATCCGGATAACCCGGCAAATCGATGTTGACGTGCATTTCAAGCAGTTGGAACCGATCATCCATAGACGCTGAGAAACCCTGATCCTCAGCCTTCTGCTTCTCGACCTCATCCATAACGCGGACCGGGTCGCCCAAGTCCACATCACGATAGAATCCTGCATACTGGAGTTTGATCAGTTCATTTTTAGTCTTACGCATACGGTGCGTAACACGGTCTGCAGATTCAAGATTCGGCGCGCCATAAGGCACCACGATATCTTCAGCGGGGATAAATACAGCGGTCTGTCTATTCATTGACGGATCAAAATAGACTTTTTTAAACGCATTACCCGACAAGGCGAGCGAAAGGAGCAGGCGCTCATGCTCGGGCCTGTACTCCTTCATGATCTCGGTCAACTGATAATTCATATCGTCCGCAACGCGGATCGAGGCATCTTTCTTCTCGGTGGTTTCTTTCCCGACTATTTTGGTCTTAACCGGACCTGCCGCAGGGAAGGTCTCCATGATGGTTTCGGACTGAAACTTAACGGCGCTCTCCATGAGGAGGGGGTGGAACACGCCACACGCACCCGGCCACGGCTCAGTACGTTCTTCGTACCGAATACCCAGAATCTTTAGTCCTTTAATATAGGTATCGAGCCAGTCTTTGCGACTTGAGAGGTCCTGCTCGTACTGTCCAATAAGTTCTCCGGCAAGGCTCTGGAGTTCGTTCTCGCCCATATATTCAGCGAGGTTGGAGTCGAAATCCTCAGCACGGGACTCTGACTTTACTAAGTCAATTACCATCCCATCTACGCCAATGCGGACCTCTTCGGGGTCCACGATCTCAATTTCGACTGCAGGTTCGGCTTCTAATGCCTCAAGACCCTGCGGGGCTTCGTACAGACCTTTCTCAATAGCCATCTAAAATCTCCTAATAATACGCTTCACGACGGTGGCTCTTGAACCATTTAGTCGGTTCTGGCTCATCCGTAGGTAAGCGAATAAACCCGCCTTGCCTAAATCTAAGAAGTGCCAAAGTTGTGGCGTCCACTAAGTCATCGTGGGAACCGCTAGGAAAGTCGTTGCACTCCTCCACGACCTCTTGCGCCCATCGTCTATCAGGCACCCAGACTATACCTGAAGAAAACAAATCCGATACTGCGTTAACCCGGCTGATCTTGTCCTGTCCTTTACCCGGCGTGAACTCAGCTATGGGTATGCCCATGCGGCGCATCTCTTGGTAGAGCGCAGCGCCGTTCGACTTCTTTTCTACAATAAACGAGTCGGGTTGCCACTCTTTGTACTCTTCTAATACCCGCTGTTTTAGCTCCGGAAACTCAAGACGCTCTTTGACAGCATTCAAGAGAATAATGTTGTAGTTGTTGGTCTCCTCGTTAAAGAAGACCCCCCAAGTTAGCAGAGCGTTGTAGTCCGACCGGTTAGATTTCTCTTGGGCAGCGTCAAGCGACATAATGATGTGCTCACACTGGGGCGGCATCTCTTTATCCCAGACTTGCCACCATTCCCGCTTAATCAAGGCTCCTTCTTCGGCAGTTGGCTGCTGCATGTACTGTGCCTGCCAATAGCGCACATCCATACTTGCCTTTTTGGCGAGGAGTTCTTCCAGTGTCCAGAAGTCAGGCCAGAGCGGTTTGTCGTTGAGAACAGCGGGAAACTCGACCAATTCCCACTGATCCGCGTCCTCATTCTTAGTCATGTGGTCTACGATCTTGCCGGTCAAATCCATCTTCGACCAACGAGTCATTACGACGATAATGGCACCACCCGGCATCAACCTTTGGACTGGACCTGACTGGAACCACTCCCATGCTGGCTCAAAGACATCGGCTCGGCCTTGTTTGGCCTCCTGCTCAGAGTGAGGATCATCAATAATGAAGAGATCAGCGCCGCGACCGGCCAAAGCACCGCCAACACCAATAGCAAAATACTCGCCATTAAAGTTAGTACCCCAACGAGAAGCAGACTTACTGTCCGCTTGAAGCTCCACATTTGGGAAAATTTCTCTATAAAGGTCTGATCCGACAAGGTTGCGAACCCTCCGTCCAAAATTCACCGCCAAATCCGCAGTATGCGAAGCCATAATGACCTTTTTCTGCGGATATTTGCCTAGAAACCACGCTGGCGCTAGGTAACTGATCATCTCCGACTTGCCATGACGCGGAGCAATGTTAACTATTACTCTTTTCTTCTTGCCTGCTGCAATTTCTTCAAAGATTTTTGCTAACTTTGCATGGTGCGGACCCACCTTGTACCCCGGATACACGTGAGTTACAAAGTCTAAGAAGTTGCTTTTACCTGAATTACGCAGAATATTTGTCTTGTACTGCTTAATCAGGTCTAGTTTCTTACGTTTTTCCTCTGGGGGTAGCGTAAGTGCGTGCTGTGCAAGGTCAGCAAGATCATCTAGCGTCAATTTAGGCGCTAAATTAGTCATTTCTCGTCAGACTCAATGCGATCTTCCACAATTTCGTAGTCTTCAGGCTGCATTTCGATGGCTTTTGGCGCATCACGGCGTGACCTAATCGTCTTAATAGTCTCAAGCAACTCGCTTTCGACTTCTTCAATAGGTTTAACTACGTGCGTTATCTCAGTCCTACGTTTAAACGCGTCTACGCCGTCTACTTCACCGAGCTTAGTCAATGCAGTCATGCGTACTTTCGGATCATCGTTGTGCTCAATCTCGTATACGTACTTATTAATGACGTAATTTTTGTACTCAGATAGGTCATCGACGAGCGCACAGTTACTCTGCTGAATCATTCCAGCCAAGTACGCCATGGATTCATTTGGATATTTACTAAATTCAATACGTTTCTTCGGATCGTCCATCATCTGACGAGCCAACTCCTCAGCTTCATCTTTGTGTTGCTGTGTAGGAACAATAGGTGTACCAGTTAAATCCGATATCAACTTAATAGTCCTAGCACGCATTTTGATCTCTTGTTCACGAGATAGCTCAGGCAAGGCTTCAGCCGCATTTGCCGGTAAAGGCACGGCTTCGTCTATCAGTGGAACAAGTACCGTTGCATCCATTGTTTGCGGAATATATAGGAAAACTTGGCATGGAACCAAATTTGTAACCGGGGGGGTTCTATAAACAAGGGGGTGGGGGTCGAACTTCGTAAAAATTTAGAGCTATTTGTGTGGAACTGAATGTATAGAGTGCGATGACAGGAGGTAAACGATACGCTGGGGGTGGCGGTACGGTAGGGTCCGACTACGCCAGATACGGCAAAACATTGTGTACTTGAGACGATTTTTTGCTGCTGCTTGCGTCATTTAATGCTTGATTAAGCCATGTGGTATAATAGATTCATCGGTTGGATAGTCCCGCCGATTCCTGACAAGCGTCAGGATTTTATAATAGTGGAGTAATTGTCATGGCTAACTATGTTCTTTCTAGTGCTATTCAGTCCGAACTGTCGGAGATTGCTACTAAGGGCGCGGCGGTTCATGCGACTGCCGAGCGTGGATGGTCTCCGGTCGTCAAGCGGTTCAAGGCTCTCGTCGCTGAGATGGGCGTCGTTGATCGTAAGTCGGACGGCGGCAAGGCTATCGATGCGTTCATCACTCCGGTGATTCTCGCGGGTCTGGTCAAGTCTGGCGCGTACGATCTGCGGGTTCACCGTGTCGGCGCGGGAGATGAGTACCTGCCAGTCGATGACGCTCATCCTGAGAACTTCACGATCACTGGCGCGTTCGCGGTGTCGGCTAACTTGAACGAACTTCCAAACGTCAAGGATTCGCCGCGAGGTCTCAAGGCGTGGCTGCGTGGTAATGCCGAGAATGGTCTGCGGCCTGACGGCGAGAAGGGGCTGCGTGATCTGGTCAACAATTCAAAGGATCAGGTCATCTCGCGGTTCTGGAAGAAAAAGCGTGCGGGGGGTGGCGATGGCCCGACTGCGCTCGATTCCAAACTGCTTGATCTCTACAAGCATCTCAAGGGTGCGCGGGATCGATGGGAGACGGACGGCGGCGAGTGCGTGAGCGATGCCGAACTCAAAGGACATTGTGATCGATTTGCCGATCTGATCCTCAAGCGTTCTAGTCGTAAGGCTAAGTAAGCCACGGGGGGCGGCGCGAGCCGCCCCTTTCTCTACGGGAGTATCATCTAATGATTGTCTACAAGGTGTTCCACACTCGCATGGATGAACATGGCGGCATGGTCGAATTCTGTTCGGAGTTCGATTCGTTTAACCAAGCGTTTTACTGGGCGAAGGAACTCACCAAGTTAGAATTACCGACTCGGTGGGAGTTCGATTTTATCGATGCGCCCAAGCAGCACGAGTTCTATTTCTAAATTACGCCCCGTCAGGCTCATGCTTGGCGGGGTTTTTTTGTGCCTTGTCGATTTTGTTCTCGAAGCCAGTTATGAAACCAGTTCTATTGAGACCAGTTACCACGCCAATGGACAAGGTTAAAGGACAAGGTTAATGGACAAGGTTAGATACTTGCTTAGCCCACATTGATACACACATCCGGCATTTAATATTTCCCAAAAATCTCTAGTCCTGACAATGTCAGGACTTTGTACGCTTAGTAGAAACCAGTTCTATGGCGAAGGGTGAAGGGCGAAGCAGGTGTGTCGAAGCCCAAACTTGCTAAATGAAACTTGGTAAATAGAACAAAACCCCCATTTTGTACGGTCTTTTCAAAGATTACCGTACAACGCAACCCGATGATTCTAAAAGCAAATAGTGCATTTTGTACGCTTGTACGCTTGTACGGTCACTTTGAATGGATTTGACCCGATTCGAGCCTTTTCGCAAGTGCGAAAAATTAAAAAAATTTTGAAATTTACTTCCCGTCCTATATATCGCAAAAACTACGGAACAAGCGTACAAATACTATATTTCTTCTTCTTCTTCTTATAAATATATAATAAAAACAATAACTTAAAAAACACCGTACCCCCAAATCTTGTTCTATTTACCAAGTTAGAAATACCGTACAAACGGAACAAGATTTTACCACTTTCCGTTTTTTCCTAACTACATCAAAGACTTACCGTGTACCGCCCTGCAAAACCCCACATTTCCTGACATTGTCAGGACAACGATTACACTATCTAACAACGCTCCCCCAAGTATTAATTTTCCTACCGCGTTTGGGGGAACGGTAACTACGCCCGAATTAATTTATTTTCTTTCCCGACTTGACCTGAGAGTTCAGTTAAGTTATACTATAGTCTATAGAGTATGAAAGTAGGCCAAGCCTTTACATAAATCAATCCTGACAATGTCAGGACAACGTACTAACCAAACATAACCAAATGACACAGAACGCGACGAGGTTTACCGAGGGTTTCGTAGTTGCGCTCTGCTCCACTAATACCAAACCTTCGCCTGTTTTATTTCGTTTAATTGTTGTCCTGACGATGTCAGGAGGAGACGTAATGTGAACAAGTTTTTCTGTCGCACGTGCAGCGTACATGGGATGTTTACTCCGGTTGATCCTCGCCGGTACAGGGCGGGATTCGTTACCTGCCTACGTTGTGGGGAGGAAGAAGCAAAGCAAACCAAGCACACGATTGTGCCGATGCACAAGAGCAACTACATGGTCATTAGCGACAGGCGTGACCTGATGGGTATCAACAACAAGGGAGGATTTTACAGATGAGCAAGAAGCCTCAGATTTATAACGAGATATGGAGCATGGAGATCAAGGAAGGTATGCGTAGACATACAACGGAGCGAATCCTGTTGATGGTCGAGGAAGGCATTTTGGACAAGGACACGGTGATCATGGCCTGTCTCAAGTACATGAGCGAGGACGAGGTGGCAGACATGGCGAATATCAATGAGTTCTTGGATAACGAGGAACAAGACGATGAGTAAGACAAGAGATGACGAATGGTTCATGGACGATCAAGCCCAATGGCATGAAGACCAGAAGCGTGACGAGGACGAGTTACGCAAGGTGCGTGAAGCCAAACTGCGCGATGAACTGCTGACCGAAGTGATCATGGAGTTCAAAGAGCGGCACATGGCGCAACTGCAAAAGGAAGCGGCTAAATTTGGTAAAGCGTGTTATGGCAAAGGCTTTGCACACGGTTTCGTTGCCGCACTACTAGGCTCAGTTTTGTTCTTTTTTATTGTTTAAGTCATTGACATGAGAGTTCAGTTAACTTATAATATATGTCTAGAGTATGGCTATGGGGCTACGTTTTACCCCACAGCGCCCGCAGACGAAGTCCTGACATTGTCAGGACAAATCATTAACCACATAGGAGCGAAGTCATGGAGATTCTAAAGAAGCCCGAACACATCACATCGTTGGCTACGTCAGGCATCTTGATTCGTGCAAAGGTCAAGGTCTGGACGGCGACCAAACAAGATCGTGAGATCAGCGACGAGGTCGCGGCGAACAAAAAGGCCGCACGTAACGCAGGTAGATACACCAAGCAACTCTTTGCCGACGTACCCGAACTGCGCGTGTTACTTAACGACCGACAGACTTGGTACAACTTTATTCAGCGTGTCACTTATCCATGGGACGGCGAATGGGGTTACTTGCCAACACCGCGTATCCCGCAAGTCATGGCCGAGATCGAACAACGCAGGGCTAAGTCAATGGAGTTACTGGAGAACTTCATCAATGCCATGCCAGCAGCCGTATCGAACGAAGCGTTTGTGCAGGGCGATATGTTCAAGCGTGAGGACTATCCGACTCCTGACGAGGTCAGGAGCAAGTTTCGGGTCATCGTGCAGACAATGAACATACCCGAGGGTGACTACCGAGTGACTATTGCAGATGACCTAGCCGATGACTTGAAGCGCAACTTTGAGCAACAAACACGCGACATCATCAAAGACATACACGACAAACAGAACGAGCAACTTATCAAGGTGCTTCAGTCTTTCTCGCATTGTTGTGATAGCGAGACGGTTATCGAGGACGGTGAGGTCAAGGTCAAGCGTAGGAAGATGTACGAGTCAACCCTGACCGATGCGCTCGAACTATGCGAGACGTTTGCCGAGTTCAACCTTACAAGTGACCCGCGATTGGAGCAAGCAAGGCATGAACTGTTGCAGGTACTTGACGGCGTAACCATCGACCAACTGCGTAACTCCGACACCAAGCGTGTCGTGGTCAAAGAAGGCGTGGACGATATCTTGAAGAAGTTTGGACTTTAATTAATCAACGGAGGCTATTGTCATGGCTACTAACACTATTGAACATAACAATCCCATCACACTTGTTCAGGCTCGCTTGGCGATTCGCACATTAGGTGAACATATTACGCCTGTGATTAAAGGCGAGCCTGGGTGTGGTAAATCAACATTACTAAAGATGCTGAAAGAGGACATGGGCGACGGGTACGACTATATCTACGTTGACTGTCCTGTCAAAGACATTGGCGACACGGCGATGAGTGTCCCCGATAACGCTAAGACTAAGTTGATTCAGTTGGTAACTGACTTGTTCATGCTCGACAGTCCGAAGCCGAAGGTCATCATGCTCGACGAGTTTATGAAAACTCCGAAGTTGCTTCAGACCATGTGGACTAGGCTAATGCTTGAACGGTCAGTTGGTGATCGACAGTTACCGGATAAATCTATTGTCTTTGCGACGAGCAACAATTCGTCGGACGGCGTAGGCGACACAATGCTGGCACACGCTGGCAATCGCGTGATGATTTATAACTTGCGTAAACCGAACGCTGCCGAGTGGAATGCGTGGGCTACTGATAACAACATCGCGCCTGAGATTCGTGCTTGTGTAGCGATGAACCCTCGCATGATGGCGAGTTACTTGGATGGTGGACAGGATGACAATCCGTTTATCTTTAGTCCATTACGCAAGGTATTGTCGTTTGTAACTCCGCGCTCACTTGCCAAGTGCGACCACATTGTGCGTAACCGTGAGGTACTTGGAGCAGGTCTGACTCAGTCGTCTTTGGCAGGTACTGTTGGTGCGGCGGCTGCTGAGATGATGAGTGCGTTTTTATCTCTGTCGAGTGAGTTGGTATCGATCAATGCAGTCATTGATGATCCTGACAATGTCAGGATTCCAGAGAAACCCGCAGCGTTGTTTATGATGATGTTCAATGCGATTGACACGATTGAGACACAAGATCAGTTGGCAGCGTTTATGAAGTTCGTCAACCGTATCAAGAGCGCCGAAGTGCAGAGCGTGTTCTTCACGATGGCGTTGCAGTCCAAGCGTGTTAGTAAGTTGGCGATCAAGAACAACGAGATCAAAGAGTGGGCGAAGGGTAACTACGAGTTGCTTATCTAACGGAGGCGTAAGAAATCTTATGAACGCAGCAGTTCAAGTTATGGATGCAGAGTTGAAGTTAAAGAAGGCGCACATTCGGTTGATGCGCCACCCTGAGACTTGTCTGTATTCGGGCATCATCCTGTTGGGTGATACACAGGTAGTCGATGGTGATGATGAGATTCCGACGGCGTGTACCGACGGTATCAATACATATTACGGGCGAGAGTTCTTGAATGGGCTGACTATCGAGGAGGTCGCAGGTCTTGTCCTGCATGAAAACTTCCACAAGTTGCTCAAGCACATCGCACGACATAAGGACTTGGATGCCAAAGACCCGATGCTTGCCAACATCGCCATGGACTTTGTGGTCAATGACATCATTATGAATCTGAAGGACAAGACACTAGCCAAGTTGCCCGACGGTGCGTTGTACGACCCGATGTTTCACGACTGGTCAGTACGTCAAGTGTTTGACTATCTATGGAAGGAACGTGAGAAAGGTCTGTCAAACAATGAACAGAGTAACCAAGAACGAAAGCCCAGTACGTCTAAGCGGGGACAACCGTTAGACAAGCATGATCGCAAGGGCAAGCAAGGGAAAGACGGATTGGGTGGCAACAATCTAACTCCTGATCAGCAGCGCGAACTTGAACGGAAGATCAACGAAGGCTTGCAGCAGGGCGGCATCCTTGCAGGTAAGTTTGGCGTAGATATTCCTCGCGTGATCAAAGACCAGATGGAGCCTGAGATCACATGGGACGGTGTGCTTGATGACTTTTGGGCAGGGATTATGCGAGGCGTGGACGAGTTTACTTACTCACGCTTGAACCGTAGACGTTTGGGTGATGACTTGTATCTTCCATCTTCATACTCCGAGACGGTAGGCCGGATGGTCTTTGCTATCGATACGTCAGGCAGTATCGACAACGAGCAGATATCACGGGTAGCGGCGCGTATCAGTAACCTGTGTGAGTTGTACCCACCAGAGTCAGTTATTGTTTTGTGGTGGGACACGCGAGTCCATGCAGAGCAAAGATTCGAGCCACACGAGTACACCAATATCGCCAAGTTACTCAAGCCCATGGGCGGAGGTGGCACGCACGTTAGTTGCGTAAGTGATTACATGAACGAGCGAAACATTGATTCCGATGGCGTAATCGTATTCACCGATGGTTATGTTGAGCGTAACGTGAAGTGGGAAGTTGCCTGTCCGACCTTATGGTTGGTTACGCGCAGTAATTCGTTTATGCCACCACACGGTCGCAAGGTCATGGTAAAGGCATGATATGGACAAGACAAAACAGTTAGGCAGACGCCGCAAGAAGTACGACAAGTATCGAGAGCAGCAACGCCAATACAGAGATGACGAGAGACGAGTTTGGCCCGACAGGTTTAAGTTCAGTCCTGACAATGTCAGGAAAAATAAATAGGAGGTATGTGTCATGGGTAAGCGCACAAGAGTGCAGATAGACGTTAACGAAATTTTTTACGGTGGGATTCACGACGATGCGACCAAGACCCGAATTATGAAGTCGCACGTGTGGCCTGTAGTTGTTGCTATCTATTCGTTTACGGATAGGAAATTACAAGTCGGCCCCGTATGTTTTGGTAGCGAGCAATACATTCATCTCCTGACTAAGTCAGGACTTCCCGTAGCCTGCGTTCATAGTGACAATGAGAATGATAAGATTTCGATATTAGTAACAGATCGAACTGTCGTAGGTTGTGAGTTGAACTCTACTAATGGTTACTCCAACAGACTTGAAACTAATAACGTGCGGTATGCAGTTAGTAAGTTTGGTTCTAACGCATTTCACGATGTCAGAGACGCTTTGCTTAATGCGTTGAATCAGGTTGAGAACGGTATCAACGAACTGATGCGTCAAAGTTTAGATACGATTGTAGATAAGATGGCGGGCCGTTCCATGTCTTTGCCTACCATAAAAGTTGATTCAACCACGACAACCGCACTTGCACGGATAGCGATTGGCGGTGAGGACAGATCAACGCTTCCACTAGAAACTCTACAAAACATGGAGAAGGCATACGTTGACTATTTAGCAAGCATGGACTTCTTCAAGAAAACTGTTGATGGTGCTACCGGTATGTTTACCGGCGATAAATGGATCGTAATAGATAATTTAGTTGGCGGCATAGTGGTTGGAGCGGTGTCTAATCAGCCAATGCTTGTTGCGTATGAGGCTTACAAAACTAGTGGTGTGCTGCCTACGTACAATACTTTTTCCTATCTTGACTACAAGATTCCTCTCAAGTGGTACAAGAACATGGACGCTATGCCATTTGACCTGCGCTCTGACTTAGAGACATCACTCTTGATGTTAAAAACCCACACCAACTCTACGGGCTGGCTCCCATCTACTGAATACCACGATGGCTTAAAAATGTGGGACTCTATCGAAGCATTTTCTTACCGTTCGTACTTTACTGGGTTGTCAACTATGTTTGTGTTGAGCAAGTAACTAATGAATACTGAACGAAGAAACGTAAACGAACCAATCAACTTAGCCGACGACCGCATTAGGTTTCTATGCGAACACAAAGGCGACGTTTATAAGTTGTACATGGGCAATAACATGACTAGGGAATTTACGGACGAGACTCTGCCAGATGACATCAAAGCGTTGATTGGGATGATCAATGCTTTTGATTGGGACAAATTGCATGAGAAGTATTGGGACGGCGAAGTAGATGAATACGACAAACTGCTTTGGGCCGCTAAGTCCTACTACCCACAAGTCTCCGCGCATATAGGATGGAGGTTAGAGGAGTATTACGCGCTAGTTGTTCCATACAACTATTTCTTGAAACTAAAAGGTGGGGAGTCCTGACCATGTCAGGAGATGAAGCGGAGGTTTTTAACAGGATTGTCCACGTGCTGATACACGGCAAACCTAACCTGCAAGAGCGTAACCGTATTTTCTCCATCTATAAGGTGATTACTGGACGAGATTGGGTCTATGATTACAGTCATTGGTATGTGCCAATGATGGAAGGTCGAGGCCCACGTGACTCCAGAAGCAAAGGTCAAAGCAAAGGTTAAGAAAGTTCTTAGCGAAGTCGGCGCGTATTACGCCATGCCGATGGGAACTGGTTTCGGGAACTCTGGCGTTCCCGATTTTTTAGTTTGTTTTCGAGGAAAATTTTATGGTATAGAGTGTAAAGCAAACGGTGGTAAACCTACCGCGCTTCAGTTGAAGCACATCGATGACATACGTAAAGCCGGTGGCATCGCATTTATAATTGATGAAACAAACGTAGAAAACCTACGCAAGGAGTTAGAAAATGGTAACTAAAAAATTAAGCAAGTCGGACAAGATCCGTAAGTTGCTTGACAAGGGCGTTGATAGAAATCAGATCGTCAAAGATTTGAGTGTATCTCCGCAGTTGGTATACATCGTAGCAAAGAAAGGCGGTTTCGTTAAAAAGAAGGCTAAGAAAGCCGTCTACAAAAGCCCACGGTCACGCCTAGTCAAAGATATATTCAAGATGAAGAAGGCGTTGGATGTGGTTGAAGCAGTCAAGACCGAACCGCTACGTTTAGACTCAAATGGGAATCTCCGCTTTGGGAGTACGCCGATTGATCCTGTCAATCATCCTCCGCACTATACGGAAGGTGGTTTCGAGACTATCGATTTTATTGAAGCCAAAGACTTGAACTACCGACTTGGTAACGTAGTTAAATACGTGAGCCGTGCGGGACGCAAGTTAGATGCCAATCCGGTTGAGGATTTGGAGAAGGCTGCGTGGTATCTCAACCGTGAGATTGAAGCGCGGAGGAATGCGTAATGTTCCGCGCCATTGCTAAATGGTGGCGCAGAAGAAAGTTTGAAGCCATGAAGGAGTGGGGGCATGTCCCCCCTCCTGAGTGGGCGGCTAAACGAGGTGGGAGGGATTACTGGTGAGACAGAGAGAATCTGAATACATCATTGATCGGCTGAACGAGAATATCGCTGCACTTGAATCTAAGGTTGAGAAGTTAATTGCAGAGAACAGAGTTCTGCATGAAGAGTGTAAGTTTGGTGCGGCGGTTGGACTGTTGTTCGGTGTTGCTTTAGGCATTGTTATAGGGACGACTATCGCATGGCAGTAGACAACGAATCTCCACCCGGATCGTGGAAGAGCGAGATGGAACGGATGCCGTGGAAGTTTCAGCAGGAAGAGAAAGTAGGTTGGGCGTTGTCGCAAATGCGGCTGCGTGGGATGTTCAAGGAAGCCGACATCATTGCCCAAGAGATCAGCACACTAAAGGCTGAGTTGGAATCGCTGAGGAAGAAGTGAATAAGTATTACTGCAAACACTGCGGTAATACTGTGAAGCGCCAAAGTATCAAGGCGTGGATTAAGAGTTTTTGTGACAGTACCGGACGCAACACACGGTTAATGCGGGTTCATTGAGTCATGATTGAAACAGTAGCATCGACGCTCCGGCTTCCTATAATTGGTCGCCATGGGGGTCGTATATCAGCAAGTCAATCTAGAGGAGCGTGGTATCAAGCGCCGCTTGACCGCGTTGCAGAAGGCTTGCCTACCGCACGACAAGGTCTACTTCCCGCAAGACGGCGTATGGTGGATGGCGTATCATCGCAACACACCTGTGGGCTTTGGGTGCATCAGTCCGTCCAAGCAATTGGCAGACGGGGCGTACCTAGGCAGGTGTGGGGTTCTTCCTGCGTATCGGGGTCGCGGGATACAACGTCAGATGATTCGTCTGCGCGTGTTTTGGGCAAGGCGACACGACTACAAATGGGTCGTATCGGACACGACGGACAACATTCCAAGCGCCAACAATCTGATTTCGTGTGGCTTCAGACTCTATGTTCCCGAGGTGCAATACTCGTTTGCCCGAGCGTTGTACTGGAGGAAGAAGTTGTAAGTGCCGTACAAAAACCCTGCTCTACGCAAGCAAAAGCACAAGAATTACGCAAAACAGTGGTATTTACGCAATCGCAAAGAGCAAGTCGCCAAGAATCTGAAACGCAAAGACAGCGTTCGAAAACTGTGGAACGAATACAAGGCTGTACAGAAATGCAGTCATTGTGGGTTCCAACACCCTGCAGTAATAGACTTTCACCATGTCATCAAAGAAGGCAAGAAGTCGGTCAACAAACTTGCCACTCAGAAAAACAATTTGAAGGCCGCGATTAGCGAAGCCGAAGAGAAGTGCATACCACTATGCTCCAACTGCCACCGGATACTGCACTGGCAAGAACATAAACAGCGTAGGAAAAAACGAAAGTGGAAATCGAAGACGATATCTTAGACTTGATTCAGGCTTTGCCTCATGAGATAAACGACAGTTCTACCACTACGGAGATGAAGTTTTTAACTCTAGGTGGGGTTCTTTGGGCATGTCACAATGAGATTCAGCGGCTACGTAAAGAAGTGGCGCGATTAAAAAAGGGTGGCAAAAAGAAATGATCTATTCAGGCGCGGGGCCGTTGCCCCGTCATATATATTGTTACGTTGAACCTAAAACATTTGGTAACGACAAGTGGGAACGTGTCGCGTGGTTTGGTCTGGTCAGTCATCCCGGCAGGACTTGGGGATGCCATGCCATGTTGGAATGTGGTGCGGTGTATCGCAATGTGCCGCTACATAAGTTAGCACACGAACAAGTTGATTTTGATTGGGAACCCTGCGACTCACAAACTTGGGACTGTTACGGACACCACTTTAGCGTGGTGGAGTATCCGTTTCTTGAAGCCGTGCCTATGTTAGTAAAATTACGAAGCAAGGAAGAACTACGTGGTCGTTACATGTTCACGGCAATCCCTATGCTTGATGGATTCAGCCTAGAGCCAGAACAGTCCAAAGAGTTTTTCTTCGTCAAGTTAGACAACGGCAGGTTCACGGCGCAGCCGACCAACCACATTCTTGTGCAGGACAAGTCTTTTATTACGGTAATTGATTGGCCCAAGTTGCAGCGCCAGACCGAGACATGGAGCGTTGATCCGTGAGTTTCGTTACGCTCGACTTTGAGACATATTACTCAAAGGATTTTAGTCTCTCCAAACTGACGACGGAAGAATATATCCGTGATGAGAAGTTTGAGGTCATAGGCGTTGCAGTAAAGGTGGATGACAGTCAGACTGAGTGGTTCAGTGGCACGCACGCTGAAATTAAGGACTATCTAAACAAAATAGATTGGAAGGATTCCGCGCTGCTTTGCCACAACACGCAGTTTGACGGGGCTATCTTGTCATTTATTTTTGGAATAGTTCCCGCATACTATTTCGATACTTTGTGTATGGCACGTGCCATACACGGAGTTGATGCGGGTGGATCACTTTCTGCGCTAGTGGAAAGATATGCGTTGGGTAAGAAAGGTACAGAGGTTATCGATGCTTTAGGTAAACGCAGAGACGAGTTTACCACTAACGATCTCGCCAAATACGGTAAGTATTGTATAAACGATGTCGATCTGACATTCAAGTTGTTTAACGTGCTTGTGTCAGATTATTTCCCACAAGTCGAATTAGACCTGATTGACTTGACTATTCGGATGTATACGGAACCAACTTTGCGTGTTAACCGTGAGATGTTGAGGGTCAGGCTCGAAGGAATTAAGGCCGAAAAGATTCAGTTACTGTCAGGACTCAAAGAGAAGTTAGGTTATGCAGACGAGGAAGATGTACGCAAGAAGTTGGCAAGCAATCCGCAATTTGCAGCGGTGCTGAAAGATCATGGTGTCGAGCCGCCTACCAAAGTTAGCGCGACAACAGGCAAGGAAACCTTTGCTCTTGCCAAGAATGACGAGGGGTTCATATCTTTAAAAGAGCATGAGAACCCATTTATACAACGGCTGTGCGCCGTTCGGTTGGGTACAAAGTCAACTATAGAGGAGTCTCGTATTGAACGCTTTATTGATATTGGGAGTCGCAATCGTGGGCGGCTACCTATTCCTCTTAAGTATTATGGTGCTCACACGGGTCGTTGGGCCGGAGCTGATGCGGTTAATTTCCAAAACTTACCTAGCCGTGACAAGCAAAAGGCTACGCTAAAGAAGTCGGTCTTAGCGCCAGAAGGTCATTACATTATTAACTGTGACTCGTCGCAGATTGAAGCACGTGTACTTGCTTGGCTATCAGGACAGACTGAACTAGTGAAGCAGTTTGCTAGCGGTGAAGATGTCTACTCAATCTTTGCCACTAAAATTTACGATCGATCAGTCAGTAAGGCTAACCCTGTAGAGCGGTTCGTCGGTAAGACTTGCATCCTCGGGCTTGGGTACGGGACTGGTGCTGCTAAGTTACGGCACACATTGAAAACGCAGCCTCCGGGGGCTGATTTAACGGAAGAGTCTTGTCAGAAGATTGTCGATCTTTACAGAGAAACTAACGACAAGATCCCGATCCTATGGCACAAGTGCGATAGAGCATTAAAGCATTTAATGGTATGGCCCGATGATGAGAACGGTAAACCACAAAGCCCTTATTATTTAGGTGCGACCAAAGCGGTAGTAATAGACCAAACGGGTATTAAATTACCCAATGGTTTGTATATACGATATCCGGGTCTTTGTGTAGACCCTGACACTAACAAGACTGTCTATAACTCACGTAAAGTAACTGTGTCATTGTGGGGCGGTGCTGTAGTAGAGAACGTGGTGCAAGCACTTGCTCGAATCATTGTCGGTGAGCAAATGTTGATGCTTAAAAAGAAATACAGACCAGTCTTGACTGTTCACGACGCCGTTGTATTAGTCGTACCCGAGCATGAGTTAGAAGATGCTCTTGCCTTTATTGTACAAGTAATGTCTACTCCTCCAGCATGGGCTGTCGGACTACCAATAGCATGTGAGGCGAAGCATGGAAGATCATACGGAGACTGTTGAGGACTGGAAACTTCCAGAGCCTCCTACAGAACTTGAAGCGTTGCGCCAAGAAGTTCGTACGTTACAGATATATACAAAGACTCTGTCACAGAATTATGGGGGCATCTGGAAAGAGGTTATTCAGATTCGTAAAAAACTACAGGATTTGGGATTGTGATTAATTGGTCGTACTCAAGTCTGAAAGATTACTTGAACTGTCCGAAGCAGTATTACCACTTGAAGGTAGCCAAGGACTATATCAAGAAGCCTACTGAGCAGATGTTTTACGGTAACGCAGTACATAAGGCAGCGGAAGATTACGTAAGGGATGGAACACCATTAGCCAAGAACTATGAGCAGTTTAAGACAGCTCTTGACGCGCTATTGACTATTGAAGGTACACGTTATCCTGAATACAAGATGGCATTAGATTGGGATAGGAACCCCTGCGATTTTGACGATGATAAGCGGTGGGTTCGGGGCATCGTAGACTTGTTGATAGTGGATGGGGAGTTCGCCTACATTGTGGACTACAAGACAGGTAACAATAAGTATCCCGACCCCAAACAGTTAAAGTTGATGGCGCTGATGACTTACGCACACTTCCCGACAGTTGATAAGATCAAGGCGGGTTTGCTATTTATCACGCGTAACTCATTCGTGCAGGAAGCGTATGTACGTAACGACATTGGTAAACTTTGGTCAGAGTTCACGCCTAGTCTTGAAAGACTGAAGTTGGCTTATGAGAACAGTATATGGCCCCCTACACCTAACGGTTTGTGTGGGTGGTGTCCGGTAAGTAGTTGCAAGTTTTACAGAGAGAAGTGAAATGCCTTACACAAACAAATCCCGTCCGTATAAGCATGAATATCAGATGCAGAAGAAGCGTGGTGAGCATGATGACCGCATGGAGCGGCAGCGTGCGCGACGTTCTTACGATAAGAAGGGCATAGCCCGTAAGGGTAAAGACATAGCCCATGTCAAGGCGCTATCTAAAGGTGGTAGCAACAAGGACGGTACTAAATTAGAGTCCCCGTCAAAGAATCGTTCGTTCCGTCGCAAGTCGAACGGTGCGATGAAGTGATCTCCACAAGGCGCGAGTGTGAGAGAAAGAGAGTAACACCATTCTCTGCGGGGCCCTCCAGTACGGTTATCCATGACATCCCGCCAACCGCGTCAGTTGACGACAAGACACAAGCGTGTTTCTCGCACAGCCTCCACCTTGTGCGTCAACCGTCTGGCCCACGTGACGGGCTTTTAATTCGCTAGGACTCTTTATGAATATCGTAGAAAACACGGCGTTGCAGTTCAGTATTCCTGCAAAATTAGCTGACACTCTGTATCACAGTATTGATAAGTGTGAATACGTAAACGCACAGTCGAGTGACAAAGAGATACTTTTGTATTGGGAGCATGAGGAGGCAATGGCTGCAGCGAACATCATCGATACAGCACAGCCTAACGCCTCGTTACCTAAGATACCGTCGCCAATTATGCGAGATTACGCATGGCCCGGAATCCTCAAGCCGTTTGAACACCAGAAGGACACGGCATCCTTTTTGTCGTTACGCCCACGCGCATTCTGTTTCAACGAAGCGGGGACTGGCAAAACTTCAGCCGCTATTTGGGCTGTTGACTATCTTATAAATAAAGGCTTGATTAAGCGAGTCTTGGTCATATGCCCTTTATCTATCATGCACTCGGCGTGGCAAGCCGACATTTTTAAGACTGCGATGCACAGAACGTGCGGTATCGCACATGGTTCAGCAGAGAAGCGTAAGAAAGTTATAGACGAGAACTACGATTTTACGATTATCAATTACGACGGCACTCACGTTGTGTTCAACGAACTGCTAGCGGCTAAGTTTGACTTGATCATCGTTGATGAAGCAAACGCATACAAAGCAGTAAACACTAGACGCTGGAAGACGTTAGCTAAGTTGCTTAGTCCACAAACGTGGTTATGGATGATGACTGGTACGCCAGCTTCGCAATCACCTATCGATGCTTTTGGCTTGGCTAAATTGGTGTCCCCTCAACGAGTTCCAAAGTTCACAACTGCTTGGCGCGATAAGGTTATGTATCAAATTAGCCGCTTTAAGTGGCTTCCAAAAGACACTTACAAGTTGGAAGTATTTAGTGCGCTACAACCTGCCATCAGGTACACCAAGAAGAACTGTCTTGATCTACCAGAACTTACTTATCAGACACGCGATGTACCACTGACCACACAAGTGTCCAAGTATTACAAAACGCTGAAGCAACAGATGCTAATTGAAACAGCAGGGCAGCAGGTTAGCGCCGTCAACGCCGCAGCATCACTACAAAAACTGTTACAGATATCTGGCGGCGCAGTTTATTCGGACAAGCATCTAGTGATTGAGTTCGACATTTCACCAAGATTGAACGCACTCAAGGAAGTGCTGGACGAAACTATAAACAAAGTGGTAATATTCGTACCGTACCTTCATACTATCGACGTAGTCTCAAAGTTTCTCACCAAAGAAAATGTGAGTAACGAAGTGATACAAGGTTCGGTTAGTGCGACAGGTCGCGCTTCAATAATTGATCGATTTCAAAAGTTAGAAGACCCGCGAGTGTTAGTGATTCAACCGCAGTCGGCGTCACATGGAGTCACATTGACTGCCGCAGATACGATTGTGTTTTGGTCTCCGGTCATGTCGGTCGAGACTTACTTACAGTGCATCGGTCGTATTGAACGTGTAGGACAAAAGAATGCAATGACTGTAGTGCATCTGCAAGGCTCCGAAGTTGAGCGTCGGATGTATTCTATGTTGCAGGGTAAGGTCGATAATCATCAAAAGATTGTCGATTTGTATATGCAAGAGTTGGAGGCTTGATGGATACAGAAAATTTAGTTGAAGCGTATATTGCTATTCGTACGCAGCGAGACAAATTACTACGTGAATACGAGTTGGCTGATGCTGCGCTTAAAGATGACTTACGCAAACTTGAGAACGCGCTACTTGATGTATGCAACGCTGTGAATGCTGACAGTATCAAGACATCGCGTGGCACAGTAATGCGTAAGGTCAACGATAGATTCTTCTGTCAGGACTGGGATAATTTTTACAAGTATGTTTTGGACAATGAAGCCGTGCAATTACTTGAGCGGCGTATTCATCAAGGCAATTTCAAGGAGCATATGAAAGATATAGAGGGCGACGGTCTCCCTCCGGGGGTAAGTGTGATGAGGGAATTTGGTGTAACAGTACGTAAATCCAGTAAGGAGTAGTTCAAATGAGTAACGATATAATTGCAAGTATTAAAGGTGAACTTGCTACGATTCCTCGCGGTGTTGATGAAGATACCCGTGCAGTAGCAGGTAGCGGTAACAGTAATATTGCCAAACGCATCTCTATCAAGGGCGGTGTATTCCGCAAGATGGCGGGTGGTAAGGAGATTGGTGCGATTGAAGATCGGCACATGAATGTGATCTTCGTGAAGATGTCTCATACCCCTAGCCGTACCTACTACTCAGGTACTTACAAAGAGGGCGAGAAGATTGCCCCGGCATGTTGGTCAAGTGACTCCAAGGTTCCTGACAAGGAAGTAAAGAACCCGCAAGCCGAGTCTTGCGATAAGTGCCAGTTCAGTATTAAAGGATCAGGTCAGGGCGGTACAGGCGCAGCGTGTCGTCTGTCGTGGCGTACCGCAGTTGTATTACCGAACGATCCGGGCGGCGATGTGATGCAGTTGGTTCTACCTCCTACTTCGTGCTTTGGTAAGGAAGAAGGTGGTAAGTGGCCCTTCCGACCATACATTCAGAAGTTGGCTGATAATGACATTAGCGCAGGTCGCGTAATTACTAAGATGCAGTTTGACACCAAGTCGCCTGTACCTAAGTTGCTGTTCTCTCCAATTGGTGTTGTACCCGAGGAGGACAGTGATACGATCAAACGCCAACGCGAATCAGTTGCGGCTGAGAATGCTGTCAAACTTAACGTCTATCAGGCAGAAGAACAGGCTAACGGCCCTGTAGTTACTGGCCCTGCTGCACTCGAAGAGCCTAAACTTCGGGAGCAGAAGAAGGCTGCTGAGGCTACCCCTTCTGGCGATGTCTCTGACGTTGTTAAGAAGTGGGCTAAGAAGTAAGGTAAGTCTATGCGGTCTTACGGCGAGAAATTTTTGTTGGAGCTGCGTGATGCAGACCCAACACGCTTAGGTGTTCAACTAGGCAGATTGTGCGTGGATGCTAACCTTCCTGCTATGCACGTAGCCAAGGTGCTGAACGTATCCAAGACAACAGTCTACGCATGGTTTCGTGGTCAATACATCCGCGAACAAAAACGTAAGACTATTGAAGCGTTCGCCTCACTGGTACGCAAAGACATGGAAGCGGGTGTGTTGCCAGCCAAGACTTCGTTGGACGCTAGGGTTTACCTTTCAAAAATGGTAGGGGAGTCCGTGGTGCTGTAAAGGCAGCGGTTCCTTTTCGGCGGGGTGGCCTTCGCCCCGCCTTTTTTATCTGTGGGCGCGTATGCGAAAAGAATTTTACGAGAAAGCATTACCGTCGCAGGGTTTGTACTGTGCAGCCGGGATCGACCGAGATGGTCGAACCTACCATCGGTTTGCAGAGTCGCTCAGCGAGTTGGATAGTTACATCGATGAATTGCAAGAGAGTCAACTCAATGTATTTGTAACACTCAATACTTTTAGTCAGCGTAGTCGTAAATCTGATTGCGCCTTGTCGTGCAAGACGTTCTTTATTGATCTTGACGTTGATCCCGATAACGACAAGAAGTACGCAAGTAAGGAAGAAGCCCTTGCTGCAATAGACGACTTCTTAAAAGTAACTGAACTGCCTCCCCCTGTCCGTATAGATTCAGGAGGTGGAATCCATGCGTATTGGATATTAGATCAGGACGTACCCACATCGGACTGGAAGACTTATGCTTCTAAATTTAAGAAGTTATGTCTTGACTACCTGAAGATTGACCCTGCTGTTACGGCGGATGCCGCACGTATTCTTCGGTGTCCTGAGAGTCTTAATTATAAGAAAGATCCTCCATCGCCTACTAAATTCTTGGACATGGAGTTCCAAGAGTGGTCATTCGAGGAGTTCAAGAAGTACTTGGGTGAAACGCCTAGTGCTGCCGATTCCATCTTTGACCTACTTCCGAAGGGGATGGACGACGACACTAAGAAGATTGCCCGTGTAGATAACTACGAGACTACGTTCCAAGACATCGCAATCAAGAGTCTTGAAGGGAACGGCTGCGCTCAGATTAAGCATGTGCTGGCTAATTCAAGGACTGCTTCCTACGATGAATGGTATTCAGCATTAGGTATCGCTAGGCATTGCAACGATTGGGAAACTGCAATACATCAATTATCCGAAGATTACGATGGGTACGACCGTGACAAGACTATATGGAAAGCCAATCAGACCTTGGGTGCGCCACGTAGTTGCGACTTCTTTGCCTCATCTTGGCCCGAACGATGCAAAGGCTGTCAGTTTAGAGGGAGAATCCGAAACCCACTCGGCATCGGACGGCGGTTGGTTGAAGCACCGACAACCGGAGAAGTTAGTGAAGAGGATACAATTCGGGTCGAGAAGAATCCCCAAGAAGTTCCGGCCTTCCCCACATACTTAAAGCCGTTTGTACGGGGTAAGAACGGTGGCATATATTACTTGCCACCGCCAGAGATTGACGAAGATGGCGCTAAGATTCAACCAGAACCTACTTTGATTTCTGGAAATGATTTCTTCCCTATCAAGCGTAAGTACAGCCCCGGCGCAGGTGAGGTCTACGTTATTCGTGTGGTCATGCCACATGAGACGCGAGAGTTTGACGTATCGATGGAGGCGTTCAATGCCCCAGATATGTTCAAGAAGATATTTGGTAAAGAGGGTGTGACACCACCTTTTCAGAAACAATGGTCAATGCTTATGGATTACATGAACAAGTGGGCGCACTACTTACAGTCGCAGTCTGCCGCCGACGTTATTCGTGGTCAAATGGGGTGGGCTGCTGACAACAGTGCATTCATTCTTGGTGCTATAGAAATAGATAAGAACGGAGCCGAACGTAAGTCGGCTACATCGTCTCTCGTCAAAGGCGTAGCCAAGATGATGGAACCCCGTGGGTCATATGATAAGTGGAAAGAATGCGCTCACGAACTTAACCGCCCTGATTTCGAGATGCACGCTTTTGCTATGGGTATGGCGTTTGGGTCTCCACTGATGAGATTTTGCACAACTAAGGGCATGACTTTCTGCTACACGGGTAATACTGGCGGCGCTAAATCTGGTGCTTTGATTGGTGCAGTTAGCGTGTTTGCCTCTCCTACAGACGCAAGTGTGTTCAAAGCAACTGACAACGGATTTGTCATGCGTGCTCTCAACTTTAAGAACATCTTGCTAGGTATTGACGAAGTCAAGGATAAAGATCCAAAAGAGTTATCTAACCTTATTCACTCTATTGCCCAAGGTAAGGGCAAGATTCGTATGCAAGCCAGCGTGAATGCTGAGCGTGAGCAGGAGTTGTCTGCGGCACAGATATCATTGTGGACTTCTAACGAGTCTATGATAGATAAATTGTTTGCGTCTAAGCGTAATCCTACTGGCGAAATGGCGCGTTACATGGAATACCGTATTCCTCGTCCCGCTTATTTGGACAAGAACCCAGACTGGGGTGGACAGACATTTGACCCGTTTAACACTAACTATGGTTGGGCGGGGCGTGAGTACATCAAGAATTTAATTCTTACGTCAGATGCTGACATTGAGTTGGGAATTAATCGTTGGCGCGAGCGCATTGCACACTCTCGATTTGGTAGGAACGTTTCTTATCGGTTCTTTGAGAACGCTGCTGCTTCTACGTTTGCAGGGTTAGAATTTGCTCGTGACTTCAACATTGTTGAATACGACATAGAGAGAGTGTTTGATGCGGTAATGCTTCAATCTATCATGGTTCGAGACAAGACAAGTAAGGAGCAAGCAGTGGATTACGAAGGACTTATTACTGAATTCTTTTTGGACAACCATCGTGGTGTCCTCATCTTTAACAACGGCGTTAGCACTACAGAGATCTATGGTCCTCTCAAAGGACGGATGGAGTTAGATACGGGAATCTTTTACATCTCTACCAAGCACTTTAACGATTTCTTAACTCTACAGTGCAAAGTAAGCACCGCTGAGATGGACGAGGTATTGAGAAAGAAGGGCGTTCTTGTAGGCGTAGAAGAGAAGAAGCGGTTGACTACTGGATGGAAGGGCGGCACGCTAAACGGCATCCGCTGCTATGTATTTAAGTCAAACACACCTAAAGAGATAGTGGAGAAAGTCATTGCCGAGTCAAAAGTTAAGTCAGCAGAGCCTGACGGAACCTGAATGGGTTTTACCATTTCAGAGCATGGAAGTTGGTGACTCGTTCTTTATCCCAACAGTCAGACCTGCTGGTCTGATCTATACAGTAGATTCTCGCGCCAAGGCGTGTGGTATAAGAGTTAAAGCTTATACCATGTCCAAGGAAGGGCACCTTGGTGTGAGGGTCTGGAGAGTGGCTTAGTCGCCGCTTTGTATCTGGTCGATTCGGAACCGCTCTCTCGGTGTTAAATACAATCCATCTATAGACTTACGCTGTTTCTCAAGTCTGTCTTGGATGGAAGTAGCAATTGTACTGTTCATAATGCGATACGGTTTCATCGGGTTACTACGGTTGAACTTCTGTATAGATTCCCACGCTTCCAACGTACCTTGCCGATCACCTTCCATATAAGCGGCTGCATACTGATCAATCAAAGCATTTCGGCGGGCTTCGAGCTTGTCCCTAATTTTTATCTTAGAAGATACATCCTCGCGTTTGGCAGATACTTCTCTTGGGGTAAAGCCCACAGCCTGCATCATCAGGTTATACCCACTGATGTCTTCGACGATTGGCGTACCGTCCTTGTTACGCACTCCTTCTTGCGCCATACGGAGCGACTTAAACCCATTACGTATGAATGACGGAGTAATTGCTTCGATACTGCGCTGATACTCGCCTTCTTTAAATAAGTCATATCCACGCTGTGCGCTCAAAAATGCACCGTATGCGGGTCCCATTGCCTGCTCTAATGTGTACAAGAACGGCCCAACTTCAGCCATGCGTTTAGGATCATCCCGCCAGATCAAACCGTTGAAGCCGGTACGGGATGCAACGTCAACTCTAATCATTTGGTTTAGCAATCCTTTACGCCCAGTCTCTCCAAACTTCTTATCTACGTAGGCAGTAAAGTCATATGGTTCGTCGTCATCGCCCATGATTAAGTTGGCTAAGAACTCTATTGCACCATACATGGGCATACCCTGCAGGCCAGCGATCAGGAAAGATGATCCGAATATACCTAGTAACTGACTGCGAGCTACCTCACGGGTAGTAGGATCAGCGTCCTTAAATGCTTGCTTGAACAATTTGGCAAGTAAGTATATCTGGGCCTGCGCGAAACGCTTGAAGGTGAACATCACCTTACCAAAACCTTGTTGGAAAAGGCGAGGGCCAGTCTCTGCTAGAGCAGAACCGTGTGCATCATTTACCACGCGTATGGCTTCTTCAATCGCAGCATCTACGTTGTTTGACTTCTCATATGCAAGATCGAATGCAGCGAGTAATGTAACTTCGCGGTTAAAACGCTCTGAGTTTTGGAACAACCAGCCAAGTCCGTGCGTCACTCTGGCTTTCATACCGACGTAGCTTTTAACGCCAGTCTTTTGTAGCTCGGTTATTTCATAGCCAGTTGAACGACGAATAACAGAACGAGAAACAGCAGAGTCGTACAGTTTCTTGTACTTAGGATCTATGTTTTTTGTCGCACCAAACGTAAAGTCGGACGGGAATGACTTTTTACCAGCGTTGTTTGTATCCCAACTACCATTGAAGTAGGTGGACATTGCTTTGTCCATAGCAGCAAAAGCTTTGCTAGCGCCGTACTTACCGCCAAGAAGCGGCATGACTACCATCGGCAACTGCGTAGTATTGATAAGCGCCGACGAAATGTTGCCCGCAATGAACCACAAGTAACTGAAGTAACTTGCACCGTCCACAAGCCAGTTCGGCTCTGGATATCGGATGAAGTTAACTTGCTTCTCCAGATTGTTGTATACGGCAGCGCGCATAGGATCGGTAGGTCTTTCTCCTCCTGCCTGCTGCTTAATTTCTTTCATCGTTTCTTCAAGCGGTATAGCGTACTCAAGATTAGTTAACTGATTAGCCATACGAGTGGCTACGTTGGCATATGCTTGAAATACGTCTGGTTCAAAACCAAACTTACCGTACCGGAAAGTCCTAGTAGCTGGATCGTAAGACTGTTCACGCGACTGCAACTGCTGCCTGATTGAATCTGCAGGGAGATAGTTTAAGAACGTCTCATACACCGCATCAATCATGTCTTGCGGCGCACCTTTGGCTTCCATCTCACGAACTACATCGCCCAAGAAACCAGTAGGCGGTGCTCCTCGCTGCCGAGCATCACGTAACCGCATAAAATCTTGGAAGTCTTTGCCTCCTTCAGCTTTAGCAACTTCTCTAGCGCGATCTCTATCAAGATCACTTGCGTAGGCAGAAGTAATAGTCTCACCGTTTTTATCGGTGTAGGTCATCCAATAGTTACCACCACGCCACAACGGGAGGTATACCCGAAGCCTCTTGGAGTCGTATCTAGCCTTCAGTTTATCTACGACATCTTTACCAAGCCGTTGCTCCATCAGAGAGAACAACTGCTCAGCTTTAGACTCATATTCTTTACGTAGATCTTTGTAAGCCTTACGAAGTTCTGGGTCTAACCTGTCAAACTCTTTAATGATGTCGTAACCGGCTCGCTCTTGCCCGGTCATTTGATCTTTTGGTTTGTTGAGCACCTTACGGGTAACAAGCGTAGAAGACCCTTCTTCGTTGCTTAACGGGTCTACTTGATAGACCGTCGTCATGTTGGCAACCTTAAAAAACATATCAAGCTTTTCTGGGTTATCTCGATACTTGTTTGACAACTCAAACCACTTGGTCACATTCGTACTAACTTTTTCACGCCTAGCCATTTCAGTAGCGCCGCGCTTACTAAGCAGAACGTCAAGTTTTTGTATAGCCGGCATATCTGATGCCCAGACTTCGGCAATCTGCGGAATTGAAAAGAATGCGATAGCACCATCACGCAGGCTATCAAACACATTTCCAAGCGTACTACGTACGCCGTCACCAATCTGATTGTTGTATCTTGGTGCAGTAAGGTTGACATCGAAGACGCTACTAAGTCTTTCTTCCGACCTTTTACGTTCAAACGAGATAGTGCCATCGCCGTACGTTTTTTCACGACGGCTTGTAGTTACACCACCGTGTGCCTCAATTAGCGTCTGTCGTACGTCATTGTTACTGTAGTTAAGCGGAATACCCATGCCACGTAAAAATCTACGAATAAGTGCCGCCACTCTGTTGAATGCAGCACGGATACCGGCGTCCTTAATCGGTCCCTGCGAAGATGCTTCGGCAAGCACTTCTTCAATAGCCATAGACCGCTCAATCTCTGTGCCTAAGTTTGCGTAAGTATTAGGGTTATCTTTCAACCACTTATCTGCGGCTTTACGCATCGCAGGATTGGTGCGGTAAATGTCAAGCATGGTCTGTCGCATACGGCGACCAAACATATTACGTAAGCCAAAGTGCCCAAGTGCTTCATGAAATATATTTGCTTTTACGCTTGCATCAGTATTTGCGTTGTCAGCAATAATCCAAATCTGCCCATCTAGGTAAAAGCCTTTAGCATCGTCAAATACTTGTTCACGAATATTGTCAGGTAAGTCCTCAATGGACTGAACTACATTGATCTTCGGAGCGTTCTTCCAATTAACCGTTACTTTCTTAACGACTTCAATCACCTTAGCCGCAGACATGCCTGCGCCACGACCACGCTCAAAACGAAGCCCAACATCGCGCTTACCGCGCTTGGCTCTACGTTCTTTACGTGCAGCTTTCTCGGCCTCTTCGCGTTCTTTAGCACGTTCAACTGCTTCTTTAAATTGAGCAGCGTCGTCTTCTTCAATACGTGTTTGTTCAGGAGTAACTTGCGGGGCTAATCCCTTAAACTGTGCTTCTGCTTTTTTGAGCTTAGTATCTACGCTAAGAAGTTTCTTAATAGAAATCTGTGGGTCACGTAAGTTGTTGTACAGACCACGGAAGAACGAGTCTTTAAGCGTAGTCTGCCTACGGTTAATACGATTACTAATCTCTGTCTCGCGCAGCGCAGCCGCTCGCGCACTTATTTCTCTACGTTTCGCACGTAATGCCTGTATTAACGCACGTCTAGTTGCCGGGTTTTCTGGGTCAGCAGAGTAACCTACGGCTTCACGGTTAAGTCCTAAAGAAGTGGCGGTGTTGACTTCGGCAGGCGAAAGCTTCTTGACCGTACGGGCACGAGCCACACCACTAGTCAAATCTAAACCAAATTGCTGAGTACCTTCAGTATCACGGAGGCTGCTTAGTTCTTCCTTAATTTGGTCAACTTCTCTACGAATATCTTCGCGGCGTTGCTGTACTTGAGCCACTGCCGCCGCCTCAGCAGCAGGGTCAACCGGTAGTTCTTTCTTCGCCGGGCGGGGCGCAGCCTGCAACATATCCGGTCTAGCTGCCGTTAACGACTCCCCCTCAATCATCCCTGCACGGAGCGCGGTCTTGGGTGCTTGCTTGAGTTCTTGAAAAACCGAATATCGGCTTTTACCTCTAGGCACAATAGCGCCGCTGCCTATCAAAGCTTCTCGTACGGCTCTAGCCTCAGAAAGAGTTATTCCGAGCGCTTGTTGGAGAGCAATAGCATCTGCTCTACCTGTCTCACGTACAAACTCTATCGCAGCATTACGAATACTTGCGGCACGGGATGGTTGTTGTGCGGCTTCAACTTCCGCAAGCGCGGCTTCTTCATCTAGTGTATCTGGTACAACGTCTTCTCCGTCAGCAGGCCGTTCAGTAACGTCGCTAACAGTACCCAATCCTGCGGATTCAAGTTCTGTAGTGCTAGGCTCTTCGGTTGTAGGTCGAAGTGCAGGCAGTTCAACGCCTCTTCCACCTGCTCCAACGTCAGTGTCTGCAATAACTCTTGCGCCTGTCTCATCTTCCACCCCCGCTGTAACTGCAGGTGTATACGGTATATCTTCATCAACGGGGGCTAGTCTTTCTGCCTCCACTGCTTCGAGCAAAGTTTCTTCATCGTATAAATCTTGAGGAAGCACACCTACTTCTTTAGCCGTGCGTGTATCAACACCTGCTTCTTCTAACCGAGCCGCGTCCTCACGCTCACGTTCATAAGCCTGAATAGCCTCACGTTCAAGGCGGGCTTCGTCCTCATCGCTAATTGCTTGCTCTACGGTTGTCTTGGTTTCTAGCTGTTTTGCTACTTCTTCTTGAGCTGAGGCTTGCGTTCCGGGCGGAGCAACGCTTGGTTTATCGGGTTCTACGAGCTTTTCTTCAGCGGTAGGAGGCTGAACAGGGCGGGCACGGCGACCCAAGGCCATGTCCGTAAGAACTTGAATAAATGCACCAACGCCTGCTCCGTAAGCACCCTCTTCACCAGCGCCCTCAATTAAAGACTGGCTTGGCTTATAGATACCTCTAGCAATTAAGTTTTGCCCGATTTGAGCAGCCGCTTCCTGTGCGCCTTCTTCACCAGCCGCTTGGAATCCACGCTTGATACGGTCCACCATCGCTAGTTGAGTATCGCGAGGCAAACGCTTAACGAAATTAAATACAGGGATGGCTTCGCTTACACCGATAATGGCACCTGCTGCCGTGACAAGACCTTTGTCTTCTTCGCCACCTTCCATCTCAGCACGCTGCCGTGCTTCACCCGCACCAGCGCCGACACCAAGACCAACAGCGCCAGCTCTGCCAAGTGCGCCAAGAGGACCAAGAGCAAAGAACGGCGCGGTTGAACCTAGGGCTTCACCAAACTTGCGGCCCGTTGATTCTTCGTAACCGGGAGCAGCCTTGAACGCTTCACGAGTAGCGCCAGCCAACTCAGCAGCTTTGGCACGTACAGCCATCTCCTGTTCTTCAGTAAGTAATGCCGCTGCGCCAGTAGCTGCAGTCTCAAGAAGACCAGCCGCACCCGGTATTACGCCCTTAAATGCTTCACGTATTTCACCGCCAAGCGTGGTGTCAGATTCCCCCGAGGCACCTAGGCGACGTTGTATAGCAGCGATGACTTGCTGTTTAGTAGCGCCTTCTGGCCCGTTGATGGCGTATTTTTTGCCATCCGGCATCGTCACTACATAACGAGGCATAGTATTACTCTACTACTTCCGGATTACCAAACCCATCACCTTGAGGAGTATACGCTGCTTCAGCAGCAAGCCTTGCTTGAGTTGATTGGTAACCAGACTCAGTTTGCTCCAACTGCTCTTTAGCACGCCGAGTATCTTCAGCACGCCTCAAATAAGCGGCTTTTAATTGTGGGTCTGTGGTGCGTTGAGCGGCAGCAATGTCAGCATAGTACTGTTCTTCCAGTTTTTGCCTATTTGCTCTAGTTGATGCAGCCATAGCAGCACGTCGGTCAGCCCCTTCCTGAGCCAGCATCGCACGGTAGTTTGCGCCGGTTTCTGAGCGATCAGCCAGACCAATAGCAACTTGAGTCTTAGTAAGATCAGATTGAGCAGCGGTAACTTCTCCACGAAGTTTATCCAATCTGTCAATGCCTGTTTTGGTAGCGCCTCGTTTGACCTGCGCTTCCAGATCATCAAGTTGAAACCGTTTGTCTTGCAACCGTTCGCGTAGTTGCTGTTCTTTATCTTTCATTGACTCGTAGGCTTTCATGCCCTCAACGCCGCCCATGGACAACGTCTCCCAAAGGTTACGAGCACCCTTGGCAGAAGCAGCAAATCCTGCCTGAGCAAAAGCCATCCAGAATTTCTTTTCGGAAGAAGTAGTACCGGCTTTTTCTTGTTCTTCAATCTTAGCGCGACGAGCCGCAATAGATTCAAGATATGGTTTCTCTCTAGCTAACTCTGCGTCAATTGCTTCTTTTTCATCTTTAGGAAGACGTGCTTTTGCTTCAGAGAGTCGGTCCTGAAGAGGCGAAATATCTAGCTCTGCACTTTTAGGCGGCGCGGATAATTTCCTAGTTCCAGTAGCGCCAGCAGCATCGGTAGACGGACGCCTAGCATCAGCTTCAGCAAGAAGCCTAATATCTTCATCAGTAAGCCCTTCTTGAGCCGTCTCAACTTTGACCCCTTGAGTAGCGGCTGCTTCCTCTTCTTCGGGGCTAAGCAAATACGCCGCGCCAGCGAGGCCAGCAGTTAAGAATGGATGTTTGAGTGGGAATCTGGCTAACGCACCTATCCCCCTAGACATAGCAGAACGCACCGCAGCAGAACGAGATGGCTTAGCAGGTTCTTCATAAGGAATAAGGTCGCCCGCACTTCCAATATCCACATTACCTTCAGGATCAACTTCGTAAACACGGGGTGGTCTACCACCCTTATTGAACGCAACAATTCCACCGCCAGCCATCTGCTTCATAGGTTGGCCCGTGATACCTCCCTGCATGGGAGCACGAGCAAGATTAGGCGCAGGCATACCCGCTACGCCCTGATTCATACGCTCTTGCTGCTTCAGTTGTGCGTATTGGTTAGATACTTCTTGATCTACGCTAGCGGTGGGAGGCTGACCTTGTTGCTGCTGTTTAGCAGCTTCTTGAACACGGCGGTACTTGAATACAAGACTAGCCAGTTTAGGATCGGCTCCCATAGACAAAAGAAAATTCTCAACCTGATCAGGAGGAATCTGTTTCTCTTTAATAAATTTTTCAGTCGCTGCAACTCGCGGGTCAAGCGCAGTGACTCCGTACATTTCACGAGCCATGGGTTAACCTCCTCCAGTCCTACCAGCCATATATAGACCACCCAATCCAGCGAGTGCGCCAATAGGGCTAGCCGTAGAACCGTAAATCTTTTCGACGCCGCCAGCAGTGGGCGTACCACGAATTAAGTCTGACATAAACCCAAGCTGCTGATACGGGTAGCGCTGACGATTTAGGAAATCCTCATAAGCCATCTGCAACCTAGCCTGTTCAAGCTGCTGTAATTGCGTTCCGGCTTGTTGTTGCGCCTGTGCCGCTGCCTGACGTTGAGCAAATTGCTGCTGGCCTAATTGCCCAAGTGTACCTGCCGCAGCCAACTGTTGCTGCAACCCTTGAAGTCCAAATCCCGCACCAAACTGGCGAGACTGCTCCATCATTTGTTGTGCGGCTTGGTTCTGCCCGAGGGCTTGCTGTTGTGCTTGCAACTGTGCCGCCTGATTAAGCTGCTGAGCCTGCATCGCCGCTGCACGATCTGCACCAAACTGTTGAGCAGCCTGTTGGAATGCCTGCTGACGCCCGGTGGCTTCAATACCACCGAGTTGTTGCTGAAGATTGCGCTGCGCTTCTGACTGAAGCAACGCTTCGCGAGTACCCCCTCGTGCCCCGGCGCGGATACCTTGCGCCTGCAATCCCGGAATCTGACGAGCGTAGTCTTGGACTGCCGCCTGTTTCTGTTGTTCAACAACGCCTGTCATAAATGGTGACATGTACTCCTGCATCTGCGGAGTACCGAATCGTTCAGACCCAACACCAAGATATGAAACGCCTAAAGGCTGATACTCAAGCGGCTGAAAAGACTGTCCTAGTTGACCTGCTTGTGCACCTGCTAAAGATGCTAAACCGCTTGCTTGCTCAATCTGCTGACTAGGGCCCAACGCTTGCGTAGCAAACATACCTTGTTGCTGAAGTGGGTTCAGTCCAGCAAGTCGTTGCCCACCATAAGTTTGGTATGGCTGTTGATAGGTAAGTTGCTCTGCTGTGCCAAGTGCTCTCTTGGCATACGGCATTAACTCAGGTGGTATCGTTACCTGAGTAACTGTTTGTTGAGTAGGTTTTGATGAGCCGCCACCGCCACACATATTAAACTCCTACGGCGAACAAGCCGCCAACCATAGTCATGCCCATCTTTTGCATAACTTTAGCCTTACTTTCCGCGTCTTCGCTGGTGAAGACTCCTATGATTAACGGTAGTTTGACTTCATCGGCAAACTTTTTAGCCTCGTCAATCAACATTTTACCTACGCCAGTTTTGCGGTATTCAGGCAGAACATAAAACCAGCCGTCCGCCAAATACTCGGAATCAGAATACCAAGGTGATGTTAGGTGCAATCCAAGCGATCCAATTAATCGCCCTTCGTCGTTAATTACGCCAAACGCCATTTGATTTACGTTAAACACAACCCATTTCACGCCTTTTTCAAGATTCACATTGATGGCGCTAAGAGGCCCCATTTTATGTTCTGGCACGAAATGACCTGCAAGAAGTTCAACTACCTTCTCTAAGTCCTCTTTACTAGTTGTAAGTTGACGCACAATCATGCAGGAAGATGCTTATCAACATTAACAGCGGGAGCTTGCTGCTTCTTGCCCGTGCGTGCCTTACGAATATCAGCCATCATTTTGTAAAGTTTACGAGACCCGGCTTCGCTTGATCCGTTACCCAAATGCGAAACTACATCGGCAGGAATTACAAACTCTCCGTCAGCAAGCCGTGCTTCTTGTTTACCACTAATGTTTGCTTTGATGTCATCAGACATCCCATCGCCGGGACCACGTAGTAATTTACCAGCAGCGGCGTACTCAACAGAACCGCCACCAGCATAAAATGCGGGATTGTCGGACATGTCAAAGTCAAAACCGCGTCGATACGTAGGTCTTTCATATTCATAAGAAGGCATGTACGGCGCTTCCGGCTGTGAATAAACCGGTTCGCTGTACGGCTCCACCTGTGGGCGCATGACCAAGTCTTCGTAATTTATGGGAGTGTACTCAATCGGCGGCATATACGGCGTACTGACGAATTCCTTCACGGACTCAACAGGCGCGTAGAACGGCGTTCTGTCTTCCACCGGCATATCGAATCTTGGTGTCGAATATGACTCAGGTTTAGCAATACGAACTTCCTGCTGCGGCGGCTGATAAATAGGCTCTGGCGGATTATAAATGCCTGCCCCACCAATACCCGAGAAGTTGATTCCCGTGCCAGCAAACGGGTTAATAACCGGTCCTGCTACTGTATTAATAGGCTCAACTGGCGCGGTTGGTGGAGTAAACTGTCCTTGATTTGGGTCCCAGACCATGCCCGAAGTATCTTCTACGGGAGGCGTATAACCGTTGACATCGCCGTACATGCTTCCGTACATGCCCATGTCACCAATTGATCCAAACGGGATGCCGCCAAAATTTACATTAGGACGGTTGCTTGCAGTTTGATCGACAAAGCGCCCTTGACGTGGATCCCACATCATCCCGCCAAGTCCTGTGCCCGCCGTAGTGTTTGGACCAGCGCCCGGAGGCAAGATACCAGTTTTAGGAGCAGGAGCAGTCGAAGGCGCACTAATCGGAGACGCAACAAATTTATTTAACTGCGACATGTAGTCTTCAAGATTAGTTGCAATTCCAGCAGGGGCAGACGGCTGACTTGCTTTTGCAATTTGATTCATTTCATTTGCGTACGCTGCTTTGTCTTTAGCAGGTATAAATGGTGTCGCGTCAGTATTTACAGGATCAGGTCGAACTGGGTTACGACCAATCGGCCTTTCTCGGGAATCGGGTTCCCTGCGAGCAAACGAAGCCCCGCCTATACCAAAGTGTGCTACTTCACCGCCGCCAGCATAGCCGGGAAACCCCGGATACCCAGTACGCCACTGACCGCCTAGGAACCGACCTTGTTCAGGATCGTAGCCATAGGACTCATAATATGACTGG